AGTCTGACCGTCTGGATGTATTCCGAAAAGTGGTCGGCAAAATTAATTCTAATGATGTACCAGATTACCGGTTTTAATGAATTATAACGAAAGAAGTGATTAAATGAAAATAATTAATAATCTTAAGGGAATACGGACACAGCGAAAAATCGCCCAAAAGCAGCTTGCCATGGACACCGGATATGATCCGCGCACTATCCGCCGCGTTGAGTTAGGCGAATGCTGTCCGTCCGCAAAATTCATGTTTGATATGTCCGACTATTTCGGAGTCCCGATTGAGGAAATATTTGCACTTGATAAATCTACAGAATCAGTACAGAGAGGAAAATAAAGATGAGCGATGCAGAGGTCAAAGATTTAAACCAGATAAGTAAGAAGGATATCTACCACACTCCATCCGGAAAATATATCCAGTTCATCCATGATCATTCGGAAAAACATTTGATGCGTGGGAACTCCTACCGGACGGAAGTCATCGGCTACTCGAGAGCCAGAGCACTACTATTGAGACATTTGATGAATTTAAAGAAAAAATTATAGGTAAAAACTAACATTAATCGTTATTCTTTGCTTATTCTAAACTCTAAAATGTATATACATGTGTATATCAATATTAATACATATGTATATACATAAATTAACAAATAACAGAACATTAAAGCAGTCGATTAGTGGCAACCGACTGGCTTTTTTGGAGTTTAGATTATAAAAAATGTTTGTTAAAAAAGGGATAGTGAGCGCTATTTTCGTTCCCACTCACATTTTTATAATAACATTAGTATGAAAAGTGCGCAACGTTTATATTATTTTTGAACAGGCTATATCGGCATACCGATATAGTCTGTTACGGTAAAGCATAATAAAAACTGACTAAATACAAATAGTTCGTAAAATATGTATTTTAAGAACTATTTGTATTTTTCATGATGGTATCATTATGGTATAATAGAGACATACAACTCTGAATTTGCTAAAGTCCAGCTAATAAATGTCAATAGTTAAATGAGAAAAAATCTATTTTATTTTCTGACTAAAAAAGGGCGGACTTTCCCCTTGGTGAAAATATCGTTTTTTGAAAGATATTGATTCATTGGGTTCATAGTATTTTATGCAGCTATGTCGCATTTAGCAGAATTGTATTGTTTGATATGCTCCTGAGGAGCAATGATTTTGAATGGTTTGTTGTCTCTGAGTATTGCAAATATCATATTGCATACCTTATGTGAAACAGCTCCCATTGCTACGAGCTTTGGTTTTGAGTCACATTTTTTGAGGTAGTACTCACGAAGAACTGGATTTTTAGCTTCTCTATTACGGGAGATACTGATGCTTTGTAAGGTTAACGTGTGAATAACACGTCTAGCTATGGCAGAACCACGCTTAGACATTTGAACCTTGGTGCCTTCAAATTTACCGGATTGCTTTACTGCTGGATCAAGACCAAAATAAGCGAAAAGTTGTTTGGGCTTTGAAAATGCTGAAAAGTCACCGATCTCCCCCATAATGGATACAGCAGACAAGAAACCAGCACCTTTGAAAGTTTCAATCAAATGAATCTGCTTGACAAAGTCAGAATCTTCATTAGCATCAACAAGCTCGTGGAGTGATTCAAGAATGCTGTTGATTTCTTCATCATATTTACGTATGAAGCTGATATAAAGGCGAATACGCTTGATGTTGCTGTCTATGATGTAACCAAACTGATTTGCATCAGTTGCCGCCTGAATTATGGCATTATACTTATTTTGAGCATATGTAAGCCCAAATCGAGCTGTGGATTTGATGATATCAATAATCTCTTGCTTGTCTGCTTTAAGAAAAGCTGATGGAGAGGTATAAGTCTCCAATAATGTAAGAGAAGTGTTGATAGTAACCTTGGAAAAGATGCCAAGATACTGTGGAAACGCTATGCGTAATTCACCCTGAAGCTTATTCACATAGGCACTGCGATTATCCATTAAATCGTAGTATTCACGGCATAGGTTACGGCAGTTTAGAGCAAGATCTGAAGGCATAAGTGAAACCTTTAAATCAGGTTTCAAACCAACCAAAGCAGCTTTTTTAGAATCAAAACGATCATTATGTACTTTTCGTATGTTGATATTTGTGCTATTCTTAGTGATGATAGGATTAATAACCGAGCAGTTAAAACCCTTATCACGAA